ATGCAGGAATATCAAAAGTTTATCAACGAATCAAAAGAAGAAGAATGTGATGATTGTCACAAACCTATGGATAAATGCGAATGTGACGATGAAGAAAGCGACAAATAATAAGTATTAGGACATAGTCCCCAAATAGGCTCTTCGGAGCCTATTTTTTTCATTAAATAATATTATGGCAAAATCACTTGAAGGCAATTTAATCAAAAAAGCCCATGCAACGCAAAAATGGTCCGAAGAAGATCTGATGCACATGGCTGCTTGTATGGATCCCGAAACTGGACCAAAGTATTTTATTGAAAATTTCTTTTACATACAACATCCTACAAAGGGTCAGATACAATACGAACCTTTTCAGTACCAAGAAGACCTATTAAAAAGTTATCATGATCATCGTTTCAGCGTTAATATGTTGGGACGACAAATGGGCAAAACTACAACTGCGGTGGGGTATTTGTTGTGGTATGCTATGTTCGTGCCAGATAGCACTATCTTAATTTCAGCTCACAAGCATACTGGCGCTTTAGAAATTATGCAACGCCTACGCTATGCCTACGAAACATGTCCTGATTTTATTCGTGCAGGTGCTACAAGTTATAACAAACAAAGTATCGAGTTTGACAATGGATCACGCATTGTAGCACAGACAACAACAGAAACAACCGGTCGTGGTATGTCTGTGTCATTGCTATACTGTGACGAGTTTGCTTATGTTGAGCCTAACATTGCCGTAGAGTTTTGGACCTCCATATCTCCCACATTAGCAACTGGCGGTAAGGCTATTATTACCAGCACTCCAAACAGCGACGAAGATCAGTTTGCTACTATTTGGAACGAAGCCAACAAGATGACAGATGAGTTCGGCAATACCACAGAAGTTGGTAAAAACGGTTTTCATCCTTACATGGCTATTTGGAGTCAACATCCAGATCGTGATGAAAAATGGAAACATGAAGAAATGTCGCGTGTCGGTCAAGAACGATTCGAACGTGAACACGAATGTAAGTTCTTGATTTTTGACGAAACTCTTATCAATAGTTTGTGCCTCGCTGGAATGACCGGAGACGAACCATTTATGAAGATGGGACAAGCTCGTTGGTATAAGAGATTTAATGCTAAAAGCACCTACATGGTTAGTTTAGACCCTAGTTTAGGCACTGGAGGTGATTATGCCGCCATACAAGTTTTAGAGTTGCCTTGCATGGAACAGGTAGCAGAGTGGCATCATAATATGACACCCATACAAAGTCAAGTTCGTATCATGAGAGATATGTTAAACCATTTAGCAGAACGATATCAAAAAGCAGGAGTTACACCTAGCATTTATTACAGTGTAGAAAACAATACACTAGGTGAAAGTGCCCTAGTATGTATCGATGCACTAGGAGAGGAAACTTTTCCAGGACTATTTTTAAGTGAACCAGTTAAACGCGGTCATGTTCGTAGATTCCGTAAAGGATTCAATACAACGCATCTGGCTAAAGTTGCTGCCTGTGCTCAACTTAAAAAGTTAGTCGAAACTAATAAACTAAAAATTCACAGTAAAGCGCTGATTAGTGAACTAAAAACTTATGTTGCAGAGGGTGTTACTTTTAAGGCTAAAACGGGACACCATGATGACTTAGTGGCCAGTATGTTACTAAACATCCGTATGATTTCTACATTACAAGAATGGGATCCGGCAATCTACGACAAGATGCGGGACCAAGAAGGCCTAGACGAATATGATTTACCTATGCCGATTTACATTAGCACATACTAAATATAAGTTATGACACCTATTCAAATTATTTCCCAAGACTTATTCGACAAAGTACGCAGCCGTTTTCAAAATTTGGAAATGGGTGATAGTACTGGCGCTGTAACCATTGATCCATCTGAAGCTGTATTCTTCGATTTTGACTTTGTTGCAGAGGGAAACAATCTAGGCCGTGTTAGCATTAGCCTAGGAGATTTAGGTAGTCTAAAAGTTTATTATAGCCAAGGTATTACAGAAAACAACGATGAACCAGTTAAGAAAGCGTGGTTTGCTTTCTTAAAAGAAATGCGTTTCTTTGCTATGCGTCGTCTGCTAAGATTTGACACACGCGATATTGCTAAAACAAATCTAGATAAAAACGATTTTCAACATTTGGCCACTACTCAAGGCCCCAAGGAAGAACCAATGAGCACAATGAATGAATCACGCTGGAACGGCAGAAGCAGTAAAAAAACTAGCCGTGCTACATCAGGCAAAACTGAGGTTATTGTTCGTCACAAGAACGATTTCCAAGAAACATACGCAGGCTCACGTAGTAGCCCTAAACATATCAAATCAATCTTTATTCAGAACGCAGACGGCGAACGCTTTAAGTATCCATTCATTCATACAGCAGGCGCCTTTGCAATGGCACAACACGTAGATCACGGCGGTGTGCCTCACGATCCGGCAGGCAAAGCAATAATGAAAATGAGTGAAGAAATTGCCAAGTTAGGTGAGTTTCAAAAGAAAGTTAGAAGTGCTACTTTGCATGATGATGCAACAGGAATTACAGAACGTGCCATAGGCCGTATGAACGAACTAAAAGCGCAAATAGCAGCACTAGGAAAAAGACAACACTACGAAAATTGGATTAATGAATTCCATGGTGGTATCGATGATAGCGACACAATGTTAGATGATGTCACTATGGAACAATACAAACAAAAATTTACACAAACAAGTTTTGAAGAAAGCCTAACTGATTTCTTTCCGCTACTACACAAAATCATGAGTGAAACAAATACTGTTGACCTTGACGATTATGTAGAAGAATCTCGAGATGAACAGTCGGATGAAGCATTTGATATTGGCATGGGACAAGCCAGCCATGGCCGCAATGGTCCAGAATCAGAGTTTGAAGATTGGGCTAATGCCACTGAAGGTGGAGAACTTACTCAAGATCAGATCCAAACTTTAAAATCTGCTATCAATGAACTTCCGGACGGCAAACTACAGTTAGGTCCAAACGGTCAAACTGCTATTGAGTTTTTTAATGAACTAGTTGAACTACACCCCGAACTAGCGGAAAAGTTTCAAGCTCAATCTAGAATCAATCCAGAAGCTGATCCTATTAAAGATGTACTAACTCCCTGGGCTGAAGAAAACTATCCTAACCTAGTAACATCGTTGGGATTAGGCGGCAACAAACAAGAACCAACAGAAGTACCTCCAGAACAACCAGCAACAGAAAACGAGGAAATGAGTGGCCCTGCTAACAAAACCATGCCAACTCGCGAAGCAGTGGTTAAAGAAGTTGCTAAACTTGTTAAGAGTCGTTTCAATGAAGATAACCCAGAAGTCGGTCCATTCAACGGTGCTCCAAACATTGCTCTAGACGTTAAAAAGAAATGTGCTGAAATGTTCGGTGATGAAGTTGGTGACCAATGCGAACAACTAGCATTAGAATTCATGGAAAAACTTACCAAAAAATGGGAAGCCAAACACGGCCCAGTTGAAGATGACGGTCTAAGCCGTTTGAAAGAACTACTAGGCAATGTTAAATCTAAAGTAGAAGGAATCGGCGATCGTGGCAATGGTGGTACTGATTTCAACACCAATATCATGCCATCAGAAGAAGTTGACAAGAGCGAAATTCCTGCGGCACAGCGTAAAGAAAAGGGCGGTGATTGGAAAATGAGTACAAAAGATTTGGAAAAAGAACGATCCAAGAGCCTAACAAGCAGTCAAGGTTTGTCAAATCTTAAATCAAAAATGGGAATGAAAGAAGATATTACAGACATTTTGAAACTTTCCGGATTGGCAAAATAATACCAATATTTGCAACTGTATAGGTTGCTATGATAAATAAAAGTGCATATAATAGTTATATGCACTTTTTTTCTTTTGTAGGCAGTGGTCTATAAAAGAGAGGCATAACATTTACATTTATTAAGGAAAATCATTATGGCAACTTTAGCAGAAATCCGCGCGAAGCTTCAAGCTTCTTCACAACAACAAAACTCCACAAGCGGGGGAGACAACGCAATTTTCGCACATTGGAATATTGCAGAAGGGCAAACAGCAACAGTTAGATTCCTTCCTGACGCAGATCCCAACAATACTTTTTTCTGGATTGAACGAGCAATGATCAAGTTGCCTTTCGCTGGTGTGAAAGGTGATACAAATTCAAAACCTGTAACAGTACAAGTTCCATGCATGGAAATGTGGGGTGAAACTTGTCCAATCTTAACAGAAGTTCGTCCATGGTTTAAGGACAAGAGCTTGGAAGATATGGGTCGTAAGTACTGGAAGAAAAAGTCATATTTGTTCCAAGGTTTGGTTGTAGACTCTAAACTACAAGAAGATAAGACACCGGAAAATCCAATCCGTCGCTTTATCATGAGCAGCCAAATTTTTAACATTGTTAAGAATGCTTTGATGGATAGTGAAATTGAAGAATTGCCAACTGACTATGTCCGTGGCTTGGACTTCAAGATTGCTAAGACAAGCAAAGGTGGTTATGCAGATTACACAACTTCAACCTGGAGTCGTCGTGAACGTGCTCTAAGCGAAACAGAAAAAGCCGCTATCCAACAATATGGTTTGTTTGATTTGAAGACATTCTTGCCAAAGAAACCTACAGATGTTGAACTTAAGGTCATGAAAGAAATGTTTGAAGCATCAGTCGATGGCGAAGCATTTGACATGGATCGTTGGGGACAATACTTCAAACCAGACGGTATGAGAGGCGGTAATAACAACCAAACTCAATCTGCTCCGGCAGCCCGTCCAGCACCTGCCCCTGCTCCAGTAGCAGCCGCTCCAATGGACGAAGATGCCGCACCTTGGGAAGAAGATGCTCCAGCATCCACACCAGCAGACACTCCGACAAGTAGCGATGCAGGTAGCCGTGCTAGCGACATCATTGCGATGATCCGTAAACGTAACCAACAATAATCAGGAGATAGACTATGGTAAAAGCCTTCGATATTTCGAAGTTCCGTAAGTCTATCACCAAGTCTATCGATGGACTTGGCATAGGCTTCAATGACCCAACTGACTGGGTTAGCACTGGCAACTATGCTTTAAATTATCTTATTTCAGGGGACTTCTTCAAAGGAGTTCCATTGGGTAAAGTAACGGTTTTTGCTGGTGAAAGTGGCGCTGGTAAGAGTTATATTTGCTCCGGCAACTTGGTTCGACATGCACAAGAACAAGGTATCTTTGTTGTCTTAGTTGACAGCGAAAATGCTTTAGATGAAAAATGGTTGAAAGATCTTGGTGTTGATACTAGCGAAGAAAAACTTCTAAAACTCAATATGGCAATGATTGATGATGTGGCAAAAACCATTTCAGAATTCATGAAAGAATACAAAGCCATGCCCGAAGACGAACGTCCCAAGGTTATGTTTGTAATCGACAGTTTGGGTATGTTACTAACACCAACTGATATTAATCAGTTCGAAGCAGGCGAAATGAAAGGTGACATGGGCCGTAAGCCTAAAGCACTTACATCACTAGTTCGTAACTGTGTAAATATGTTTGGGAGTTATAATGTTGGAATGGTTTGTACAAATCACACATACGCTTCGCAAGATATGTTCGATCCAGACGATAAAATTTCTGGTGGACAGGGATTCATTTATGCATCTTCTATCGTGGTTGC